ATTTCCCATCATAGGTAGGAGCGTTGAAGTATTTCAGTAAGGCTACCGCTCTTTCTACTGCAGAGCAAGTAATTACATTAGTTGAAGTAATTCCAGTAGAAGTAACAACTCGGAAAGTATCTCCAGCGTCGCAAGCTTCCTTTAAGGCTGGGGAAAAAGTAATTACACCAGAAGCAAAGTCGTCAATGTGAGCACTGTAGCCCTTATTTTGTCCTGAAGTTATTACTACCGTTCCGCCATTCCAGAAATCAGCAGCTTCACTAAGATTGGTAGCATCAGTTAATGTAGTGGTAGTTCCAGCAGTTGCTACGCAGCTTTTGCCATAAGTTGCAGAATTATCAACTCTCATAGGATATAGGAATTTCGCCAGAGCTCCTCGGTATAATCTATTCAAGCTCTGTCCCATATTCTCTCCTAATTCCTTTACTGCAGCTTCTAGAACGGGGGAAAGAGCAGTTAATTCTACTTCCTCGGTGATTCTTACTGCATTAGCGTATTTCTGTAAGGTAGCCTCAAACCTCATGGCTTCCAGTTCCACATAAGGGGGCAGTTCTCCCTCGTTAGTAGTAGCAGTAACCACTTCTAAAGGAACAAAGCGTTGAAAACTTACTGTTTGCCCTTCGTGTCTCGGAATGTCTCGAGATTTATCAGCAAACTGGTCAAGAACCATTTTAGGTCGAGCTACTTCAAGTAATAATTTATCATAGTACGTCTTCATTAACGCAGTTAAAGTTCCAGTTGTAGTTGCAACAGAGTTAGCCATTTAATTCACCTCTTATAGTTTAGTTCCACCTACTAGCTTTCTGAGTTCTTCAAAACTCATCTTCTCATAGTCAGTAGGTTTAGCAGTTTTCCCCGTAGAAACGCCCTGTGGTTCTACGTATGGATTTGCGTTAGTGTCTTTAGAAAGCTTTTCTCTTTCCTCGGCAAGCTTCTTTTCCACGGCAGAGTTTATGTTTTGTTTAAAGTAAATATCATATGCCACCTGAAACGCTTCTGAACCATATTTATCAAAAAGCTCGTTTCGGTTACCTTTCTGATAAGAGGCAATTATCTTATTTACTCCCTCTTCGTCATAAGGTACAAGACTATCTTTAGTGGACTCCTTTAGTCTTTTTACCACTGTTTCATTATTCTGTTTAGCTTGCTGTATCAATATCGGGTGCATTGCTTTTTGAATTAAGGGTAATAGCGCAGCTTCGGGGTCTTCAGCGAATTTATCGTAAAACGCTGTCCTCTCTTCAGGTGTCATACCCTTAACTTGAGCACTAACCATTTTTTGAGCAGAGGCACTCAGGTTCTGCTCTTCCATTTGTGCTTGTAATTCTTCTTGTTGTTTCTTAAATTTCCGGAGTTCACCTAACTCTTGGTCTTGTCGTCCTTTGAGCTTACGTAAATTGACTAAAATTTTAACGAGTTCAGCTTGAGACTTGTCCTTGAGGTCGTCAGGAATCTCTTCCTCTTCTGGGGTCTCTATGCTCTCGCTTTCAACTTCAGCCTCCTTACGTGGTTCAGAAGTTTGAGCTGAGAGAATTTCCTTTCTCAACTCTTCCGCAGTCATTGTGTCTGGACTTTTTTGTTTGCCAGCCTGTTCGGAGATTATCGAATTTTCCTGTTCGGTCTCGGACAGGTTATTGGCTTTGTCTTTGTCCATTTTTTACCTCCATACCAGTTTTTATTAAACCTTCTATTTCACCTAAAATATCATCAATTACCTGAACACCAGCTTGATAGTAATAAATTTTATTAATGTCTTTCTCTTGTATCAAACAGGTAATAAATTCCTGCCTTTTGCGTTCAAATAAGTCATTAACAATTTTCCAACCTTCAGTATTTAAGAGAGAAATTAAACTATCGCTGATAAAGATAGCATTAATATATTCTTGTTTCATCTTCTACTCCCCAAAAGTTGTAATAGTTGTTGAGGAAGTTGTTGTTGTGTCGGAGGCTGTTGATTAGACCTCAATACTTCCTCGTGAGCTCTAATTTCCTTAGCCTCTCTTTCCTCTTTAAGGGAAGGGATAAGCTCCTCCACATCTTCAAAACCTAATCTATCTGCAATTCTTTTAATGATTTCTCGCTGGTCAATCAATGGTGCCATAATTGGATTTCCATCTGCCCCCATTATAGGGTTGCCCATAGCGTCAGTCTGTGGGGCAGCTGCATTCATAGAAATTTTTAAGAAATTAAGTAAGTTCTCAATTTCAGTTTGTTTCTCGTTAAAAATACTCACACCACGGGGTTTAAAGTCTGGGTTGCCAATTAATTTTATATCTTCCTTTTTAATTTTTTTCCTTTGCTTTTCTTCTTCCCACAATTTGCTTTTTTCCGCCCCCAATATCCGATAAGCAGTAGCGTCAGAAAAAAATTGTAGAGTATGTTTATAAATAATTTCTAAAACTCTTTGAAACCAAGGCTCTAAAGAATGTCTCACCGTATGTTTAATTAGCTCTGCCGCGTTCCCTTGCATCATCAAAGTAGCTCCTAATGTTTCGGGTAATCCTTTCTTAGATGGCATAGCTGAAATTACGGGAACTGCTTGAGTAACTTTCTGAATTTTTTCTTCCATCATATTTATAAAAGTAATTAGGGGGCTTAAACTTGCTGCCTGAGCAGTGGTGTTAATGAATTGTAAAGCATTAGAAACATTATCTACATTAGGATGAGCAAAAAACATCTTTCCTGGATGACTGATAATTGTTCCACCAGAAACCCCTTGAACCTTATTAGCGTTTATAATCCCCATTGGGTTGGCAATTAAATTTATACAATCACTCAATTTATTATGAGCATTGGTCAATTCAGCAGCTAATGCTTGAATATCTTCAGCCGTTCCTGTTCCAATAGATTCGCCAGGCAGCCTATCTTTGGTAGCATCAGCAAAAATATTGCCACAGTCATAAGGATATACCTCATTTCTGATACATACCTGCCTATTAGCAATGGTTACGATGGCTTTTACATATTCATCATCATATGGGTTAACTTGGCTTTCATCAGATATTTTCCCCTTCAATAAGTCTAAGGGAATTTCACCGTGATATTCTAAGAGTTCTACTCTATCTTTTTGGTCTCTTGCGGTTTCTGGGTCGCCGTCTTCATAAGGCTGGGAACTATCTTTTAGCTCAGAGATAGAATGGTAAATTCCCTGAGCTTCCATTTGCTTTAAATAGGATACAAAAACATCCCTCTTTCTCACTATACACCACGAGGAGGAAATATCGATAGTATTAGGGTCGGGAAAGAACTGAAAAATGTCTACACATTCTATATCTGCGCCCTCAAAAATAATTTTTCCTTTATTTTTTTCTACCCTCCAAGGAACTTTAGCTACTGAATAACCATATATTTCAAATTGGGTTAAAAATTCGTTTATTACAGAGAAAAAACCACCCCTATTTTTCCCACAGTTTTCAAGTTGAAACATCATAACGTCTTTAAGAATAGGGATAATCTTTTCATCTTCTTCTTCACCGGGAATAATATCCCAACTTTTAAGCCCATTCGCGAATAGAATATTAGCATAGAGAGGAACCTTAGTGCGGACCACATCTTTTAAAGTGGGAATAATATAATTAGCTTGCCAGGGTTCTTTCCCTTCGGCAACTGTTCCCCGGTAATCGTTGTAATATTCTAACCATTTAGAACGTATTCCCGCCAGTTCGTTTTTACTATACTCATATTTGTCGAGAACAAACTCAACTAAAGCTTCACCTTTAGTTTTTAGTTTCTTTTTAGCCACTTAATCACCTTCTTATAGTCCAGAGTACTTAGAGGAATGTTTGACCGCATAAGCATATCCCCAATCTTCGTATTCCTTGATTGTCTTGAACATGCCCGCAAACTGTAATAAATAAAGTCCTTGAATATAGGCATCAGCTTTGTCGGGAGAGTGTCCCAGTTTAGCTTTCAGGTCGTCCTTACTTTCTATTTGTATCTTGCCGTTTTTGATTTCATAAGTTGCTGCAGTGAGCTCATTAATTAAGTCCTCATCTTCCCAGGTTAACTTAATGTTATTATCCGCAAAATTCTCCGCCGCCGTCCACCACATTTCCGCCCTTAAATTAATGAATTTTTCCGGATCCTTAGAACGCTCCGAAGAATTTATATCTATTACTTCATACCCCAATTGTCGCAACCTGTCTGCCACACCAGCACCTACGCCAATTGTATCTATGCCTATTAAAACAGGACGCTCTTCTCTCGCCCATATGGCAATTTCTGTAGCGGTGGTCATAGTATCTTTTTGGTTTAATATCTTTTCATCGACTATATCTGTTCCCTCCATGAGATAAATGACAGTAGCGTCATCACCGTATCTTGCAATGTCTGCGCTAATTATTCGAGGCGGCCGTTCATAGGGATTAGCAACCGCTTTCGCCTGTCTTATCCATTCTTCCTGTATAACAACATTCGTTCCACTTAACGTATCCCAGGAGCCATAGAGATAAGCTTCCAATAATTCCGGTCTATGCCGGTAAGCTTCTTTAAGCTGGTCAATGTAACCTGCCGGTAGATATTCGTTGTCGCTTGGAAGAGCAGGGATATAAACTTTGGTAGAGTCGTTCCCTTGAACAAATTCCTTTTTAAGCCATAATCCCAGATTAGGATTTTTCTTTTTCCCATCATTTTCGACATAAGGATTGGCTGTGTAAAGTTCTTTGTATGGTAATTCTTTGCCATTTATTTTTTGTCTTAAGCAAGCCCTTAAATCCGCTACTGCATCCCTTGAGCATTCCTCGGCCTGGTCGAGAAATATCATTCCATATTCTGCGCTGGTAAATTTTTTAACATCTTCGGTTCTATCCAGTCCCCCGAATGCAAACTTTACAGTATCCAGAATGACTATCTCTTTGTCCTGGCTGCGAATGGTATAGGTCTCTAAGGGGATAAACTTTTTCCAAGTTTCCAAAGTAGTATCGGTAAAATCTACACTTTGCGCTCGACCCAT